GCCGGTAACTGGAATACTACAATTGGCACTGACAGAATTGCGTATGCAATGGATTATGCTGGGCATATGGCGGTTGCTGCGAAGTCTGGCGGTAATACTGGTGCAGTGCGTATTATCGACAATGACAAATAACCCTACAATTCAGTCGGGTATCAGTTGACAGCAAAATAGTTTTCAGTTTATAATTCGTTATCGGTTCAATTAAACAGTTTTTTAAAGGGGTCTTAAAATGGCTAAATCTTTCGGCGGTTCGGTTCAGGGTTATAAGTCTACGGTGGATACCACTGGTTTTTCCGACAGTGATTTTCGCCAGTTGCGCATTGGTCAGTGGGTTGCGATCATGGGCGAATTGCGTGGTCAGTATTTGGGTATTACTGCTGCCGGTGTCACTGTGATCAATTACAAAAAGGCTCCGAGCATGGTGCGCCAGTTCAAGGCCAATCGTCCGTTGCGCCAGTTTGCCAAGTTGATGGGTAGCTATTAAAGCGTAGTCCATAATATCCCTACGGTGAGGTGGGGGTATAACATAGCCCTTGCCATGATGCAGGATTATGTTATACTGTGGTCTTATTAAAAAGGAATCGCAAAATGTCAAATATTCGCACTGTGTCGGTTTGTATGTTGCCTCTGGTTCAAGCCAAGGTGGACAAGGTGAATCGTCGTGCTGTGAAGCTGAACGTTGCCGGGTTCACGCTGGACATTGGCGCAGATTATATGCGTAAGGTAGGACAATCTGACCCTTTGGGTATTGTGGCTGATAGGTTTGAAACTGTGGTTGATATTACCATCAATGGTCCGGTGGTGAAGCTGGCCGGATGGGAACTAATGGGTCGGGTAGATTTTGAGGATGGTATGGTAATTGTGTCTAGTCGTCCTGGTATTGAATTGCCGGTAGTGTATCGGTCTACCAATTGCAATTGTGAGCATTGCAATATTAACCGTAATCGTTTGGCTGTATTTGTATTCAGGCATGAATCGGGCGAATATAAGCAGGTGGGACGTACTTGCCTGAAAGATTTTCTAGGCACTGACCCTGATGTTGTTTTGTGGGCTTCTTCGGGATATGGGAATATTGTAGATGATATTGACGCCGAATTGTCGGGTTCGACTAGCCGCAGTGATTCTGTGTCGTTGATGTCCGTTATGGTTGCATCGGCCTATACAGTGCGTTTAAATGGCTTTGTGAGCCGTCAACGTGCCAATGAAGCCAATGTATGTGCCACTGCCGATACGGTCTCTTATTTGTTATTCAGCAATGACCCTAAAAAGGAATATACACCAACGGATGCTGATTATACCAAGGCCAAGGTGGTTATTGAGTGGGTACAGTCCGAATGGTCTACTTTGGGTGATAGTGCAACGGAATATCAATATAATGCAGTAGAGTTAACCCAGCGGGATATTATCGGTATTCGCCGTATTGGGATAGTGGCTTCGCTTGTTGCTGCATATGATAGGGCAATGATAAAGGTAGCCGAGACAAAGAATCAAGTAAATGGGCATGTGGGAACTGTAGGCAAGCGCGATACATTTAATACACAGTATCTGGGTGAGAATTGGTTCGATACTGCGTATGGTCGTATGGTTATTGCTAGGTTCGCTACAGAACAGGGTATATTGGTATACAAGGGTAATGCCCCATTCTGGTCTGATATGGTCGCACCCGGTGCGCTGGTCGCTGGTGGCGCATTGACTATCATGGGTACAATCAAAGAGCATGGAGATTATAAGGGTACAAAGCAAAGCATTATTCAACGGTGCAAGGTTGTGGCGTAATAGCACTGTATAAACGATCAGTATTAAAATATTAAGTCATATAACCCCGGTATTTTATCGGGGTTTTTTATTGTCTGTGATTATGTCCGGGTAATATCCCCCATATAGACCCGTAATGGCCTGTATACCGCACCAGTGCTATATTGTGGCGTAGCGTGGCGTATTGTGGCGTAGCGTGGAATGCCGTCGTATAGGCGTATGCCAGTGGTGTACGGTAAGGTATTGTGTATTTTATAATGTGATATTTTTGTCACTTTTTATAGTATGTGACATTTTTGTCATATCGTGGCGGGAAGTATCGCGGGGTATGTGTTCAGTGATTAGTTAACCCACCATATACGATTGTACAAAACTATATAAAACTATATAAAACGATACAAAACACTAGCACAACACTGCCCCATTGTCAAGCCTTTTATGGCTTTATTCAACCCGTAATGGGTCTATTCAAGCTGATCTTATAAACAGTGTTGCATTTTCACCACTATGTTTCACGTGGAACAATACACAACGATACACCAGCCTATAGGATACTGGCATACAATAGTTTATCTCTATGGCATTCTACACATCAACCCGTAATGGGTCTATTCGATTCTATATCACATTACCTTACCTTTGTCAAGTGTTCAGTGATTAGTTGAGTATAGACTAGGCTGGATTATACACTCGAATAAAGCTTGACTATTGTCTTGAAGTGTGTTTGACACTCCCGTACTGTATGAAAAGACAGTATTGACAGTTGGCGGATAGTATGGTAGTGTTTTGTATCGTTGTATTTTGGACACTGTGGATTTAAACAGTATTGACAGTGGTTCGACAGTTTGGTAGTGTTGTATTATTGACACTGTATGAAAAGACAGTATTGACAGTGGTATGAAAACGACAGTGTTGTATGGTTACAACGGTGTAATAAAAAGTTGTTTATAGGCCAAACTAACTTTCTCTCTAATTTATTCTCCCAGCCAATTCTCCACAATACCCAATTCTACATAATAATATTTTTCCCCCAGGCAAAATCGTAATTTACCCTTTTTCATAATCTAGAATTTTTTCCCTCGGCGTTTGGGTGAGAATCCCTAATTGTATATTTCATACCATAACACCAATAAACCCATTATGGGTTGAATAAATCCCACGGTAATTTATTGTTATGGTATTCTGCGCGACTATCCTTGACTATGTAAATGAATACACACAACCCTTTTCGCTTGGAATATTCAATCATATGGTGGGTGCCTTTAGACTTGCCATCCCACACAGCAATAAGAGCATGGGCATAATCACCCATCTGTTCATTGCGTAATGGTCCTGCACGGTTACCAAACCTATTCCAGTCAGCCGGGAATTCTTTAATTGGAATATTATTTTCTACTGCCCACCGTTCTCCCAGTGTATCAACGCCCCGCGCCTTTCCTGATACCACTTCGGATATTGTGAAGCCCGACGCCAGGATAGCATCCTTGACCTCGTTATAATCGGTGATATCCCTACCACCAGCAATGATGACTTTCATTTCTGTTTCATATATCTATTGATTTCATGTGAACAGCAATTGCAATGTAGTAACCCATATAAGTCATCTGTCAACCACATTTCAATGTACTTTCCAATGTCACATTCCATGCATGGTTGGTTTGTCATATCAGTGGTTGTGTTTGTTGGAATAGTATTAGCGTCATAATGCATTGATTCTTTATCATTTGACATTGATATTACTCCACTTCTTAAGCTTCTCCAGCTTATTATTGGCAGCATCCAGACATTCGTCCTCACTAACCATATGAGAATCCACCACCAACTTAAGCATCGCCATAAGATCACCAATCTCTTCCGTCAGATGATCCTTGTTGTTAATATTGGTGGTGGGATGTCTCGACTCCATACCAAACCGAAGAATCTTGGAAACGGCCTGAATTACTTCGGCACACTCTTCCTGTAAAATAAGAAGAATCTCTGTGTTGTTATCATTCATTTTAATATCCCATTTTCCTTAATACCATAACATCCGCCTTTGGAGTTACAAAAATCCTACCCCTAACCTTCGTTGCATTGGTATATAAAACATCCTCTTTGGTGAATTCAATATATCCAGACTTAAATAGCTCATCGACCAGAAGTCGTGCAATATCCATCTTAATGTCTTCATCTGAGAAACCAGGATTCACAATAAAATGTTTGTCATAATTCTTTTCCACATAGAGCATCCTACCCTGGATATTCACCGTCTTTGAAAAGACTGCCTCCATCTGATCCATAACAGAATTTAATCTAAAGGAATCCATACCGACCACCAATCACTCACCAAATACCAGAACAACGTCCTCTTCGGCTACAATATAGAAATCTTCCCCATCCACCGAAGTCTTCTGTGCCTTGTTCCAGTTGGGTAGAATAGTGTCACCAACAGCCACATCCACCACAGTGCCACCAATTGCAACCACAATGCCCTTATTGGCCTCAGATGCATCAGCACGAGTCAATACAATACCGCCAGGGGAAACAGTCTCCTTATCCACCAGCGTAACCACAATCTTATCTTTAATAGGCTTCAACATAACAATTCCTTTATTTAAATATCAATCAATCAAAAGTGTAGGTCCACTTCCACTTACATGTGTGTAATTTTCTGCTAAATTAATAGCTTCGGACCTGACCTTGACATTTGTCTCATGATCCCACACACCATTCTTGAGGAATACCACAGTGTATCCCCCAATTCCACGTTCGGTGATAATAGCCTTCTTGCCATTCCCCGAATATACAATACCACTTTCCATATCAACCCCACTATGTAATTAAATTAATAAATCTTGTTAATACCACCCGATTCGACTTCTTTGACTTTGAAAATCTATTGAACGATGCCGCAATACTACGAGAACTCATGGTCTTGGGAATTTCCATTTCATCTAAATCATCAGGTATACCAGAATTTAGTAAATAAAATTCATCATACCCACCAGATGTCACAACACAATAATTTTCTCGTTTAAATCTATTGAGTATTTCATTTTTGTTGTCAGTGACATTGAACATTGTTAAAGCAGATCGACACCCAAAAGTGCCTATAATATGAAATCCAATGACATTACAGCCAGTTTTCTTCTTCAGTAGAGAAATCAACCCGGAAGTAATCTTCTGGTTATCATGATGATCTGCAATCTCCACCTCTTGCTTTGATTCTTTATCCCGCACTACAATACGACACACACCTGCCGTTTTAATTCTACTGTTACCTACACCAGATGCAACAGTATCGGTGCGTTCTCCTTCTCCATCAGTTAAAAATACAGTATTTACAGTCTGTAGTTTATATTTCGCCTTGAATGCAGGAATAATATCCATTGCAGCAATAATGGCCGAATTTAATGGAGTTCCCGTTAATCTAAACCAACTAGGTACGGAATTTTTGGTAGTCGCAATGGTCATCAGTGTGCTTGCTGCATAATTAAACTCCGTAGGCGTCATCCTACCACTGAGGATGTTAAATAATTTAAATTCACCCACATATAAATCATCTTTCTTATGTTGGTGAATATAAACATATTTACTGCCCGTGGATGAAAATGCGTACACCTCATATGGTATATTCACTTTCCTACAGAACATAGCCAAAGATAGTAGTTGCTCAATAGCACCAATCAGGTTATTCCCAATCATCGAACCAGACCAATCCAAAAACATAACCAAACCATGCGATTTTCCACCTGGGACGACTGATATCTTTTTGAAGATATCTTCATTAAACTTATATGAAAATATCTTAGACATGTTCAAATCACCAGTCTTTGCAATTGTCACCCTCTTCATCTGATCCGCATTTTTACGTAACTCAAACTCTTTGATCAAATAACTAACAACCCGTTTAGAATCTTCCCTAAATTTAATGAATCTCTTACTATCCGACTTTGAATAACCACACAAACCCAACAAATCCCACAGTTCGCGGTGATCCATTACCACACCACCCATATCGAATTTTGGAATATTCGCATATACATATGTGAAGTTTTCCTTGGAATATAGCTTTCCTGAATTTTCTTGGAAAGATTTATCAGTCTCCGACTCAATAGGAATATCATCACCATCCAACGGTTTTGATCCACTACCACCAGAACTATCTTCATCAGATGTGGTAGACTCGGTTTCGGTGTCACTATCCTTATCATCCGTGATCTTAACTCTAGAACCTTGCGGTAGATCATTTATATCAATAGGTGTGTACTCGCCACCATCAGCTTCTCCAGATGCCCCAGGAAATGAATCACCATCTTCGGTAGCATCTGTATTTTTACCAGAGTTAAATGACTCTCTAAGGTGTTCACATACTTTTTCATAAACTGAAATTACATCATCATATGTCTGGGTCGTTTCGACTAGATGTAGTAATTCCAATTCTTTATCATTGAAAACAACCCCAGACGCAACACCAACTTTACAATATAGATTTATCCTATCAATAAAATTATAGGAGTTTACATCTTTACCCACAGTGCCAAAGAAGTTCTTATCAAAGAGAATTTTATATGCTTCATAGAACGACACACGAATACCTGGATACTTAGATTTTATCTTCCTCTCGATCCGAGAATCTTCAAGTACATTCATAACACTATGCGAACGACCACTCTTTACATTACTTCTAATACCATCTATTGGCGTGTAAAGAGCATGTCCCACTTCATGTCCAACAAAAAGATCATATTCACATGATGTTAATGCCCGATCTAGAATTGGAATGGTTAAAATTCGAGACTCAATATCAAAAGAGGCTGTGTCTGTCTTCTTTTCCTCAATGTGGAGATTCTCGGTTGCCATTAATTTGGCTAATATAGACTTTGATTTGCTTAAATCCATTACAATTCCTAAAATGAATACGAATTATAACAGATTTAACGAAGTCAGTAAACTATTTTGTGGTTAATATGACACAGAATCCGACAATTCCGTATATTTCTCTTGATCCTTGTGGAATAGCGACAAAACCTGCCAAGCATAGATGACACTCGCTAGTGGTTTCCATACAATAGGCTTGTTCCAATCGACTGTCGGATCACGTTCTTCATTATATTCACCATTAATCATATTATTTCCTTCTACTTTCAGTTTCGTGCCACAAACGTTCGATATCATCATATCCCTTTACTGGGCGGTAAATATCTCTTGGCTTTAAACGTTTCTTGTGTTCTTGTTCACTATAATTTTCTTTGAAATCATCAGCATACACTTTATGCTTACGGAATTTGCTTACTGACTTTGACACCAGTTTCTCCTATTGGTTATGGTAATAGTTTTGGGAATGCTTCTTTTACGAATTTGTAGTTCAAACCTTTAACACCCAAGTCTTTATTGAAAATACCAATAACAACTTCGGCTTCCCTTGGTTCCAGATTTTCAAGAATCTGTAGAAGCAATTCATCCCGGCGACGGGGTTTAAGTGTATCCGCAGTCGGATTGCCCTTTTGGAACATATACAGCCTGCGAAGTTCCGTGGTTATCTTCGCATAACTCATTCCTGCTGGAATTTGTGCGATTTTGAAATTATCCGGCATTTCTTTAATATACCACTGGAAGTCTGGGTGATACGTCAGCCGTAATACCTCAACCAATACAGGAGAAAGATTCTTCTCAATAACCTTCATTCGTTCTGATTTGCTAGTTGCATTCTCAAAATCATCAAATACTTCATATAAATTTTTCATCAAAAATCCCCAATCACTTCAATAAAATTTGTCAATCTGTGCTTCATGAGATAACTCAATAGCTTACTTTTGGATACCGGTTGTGTTTCTTCAAATGTATTTATTATTTTATCCTTAATGTCATTGGGAATAAGAGAGAGATCAATGAGGGTTTTATTCTGATTAAACCGTTCCAATAGAGTTGCATCTTTCCAGATTTCATTATCTGGGTCCATACATTTCTCAATTAGTCCTTGCGTTGCTGACTTTTGTCGAATTCCATCTATGAAGCTATTCGACACAGAGAAAATATTAGGAATTCCATCACCTTTATCCCCAGTAATAATCTTTTCGCGCAATTCTTGTTGTGGATTAGTGGACTTGATGTACTTTTTTGATATGGGATTGAATTGGGCTACATTAGGTCCATATTGCTGCAACTGTGGATAGTCTCCATCGGTAGAGAGAATTAGAATTTTCTCATGTGGTGCGTACCGTGGAACCAATGTACCTATAATGTCGTCAGCTTCTGCCAATTCAACTTCAATCACCTTATATGGAAAGTTGGCTTTCAGTTCATCTTTGATCATGGACATCAGAGAAAAAATCAATTTCCAATCGTAAGATGACTTTTCTCTATCACCTTTGCGATGATACTTATAATGCGGGAAAACGCCCTTACGCCAATATTCACGATTATCACAACAAATAACAATCCTGCCATATTCTTTCTTAAACTTCTTAATATCCGAACGAATGATATTCAATACCACCGTCCGGATTGTGCTTTCATTCACATCAATCTTCGAATCGCCAGTGAGCAGAGCCATAAGCCCAGATAACACCATTTGATTATAATCAATCAGGATCATTTATTTTCTTTCATTTGTCTATTCTAACACGCCGTCTTGAATACGTCAACTGCTTTATTGAAAAATTCCAAAGAATTTGTTGTTTTTCGGCAAAGTACGCCATACCATTCATCATCAATCATTCTTTCCATATAGTCCACTGGGGAAGATAGAACAGCCTCAAACGTATCTAGCTCCACTATCTTATCTTCTGTCTCACTTTCCTTGAAAATTGCAATTTGATAACAATCTCCAGCAAGGCCACCATTCAACTTATCCCCAAGCTCTTCGAAACTATTACCTTCTATCCTCACTTCACCCTCAGATTCTCCTGGGATGAACATATACACATCATAATTCTCTTTTTTCATTTCCACTAGAAATTCGTTCATTATAGTCCTTTATATGTGATTTCCTAACTCTGACCATTAGCCATGAGTTGTAAAAATTGTCGCTCTCCAAAACGCATCTAGCAAATTGTTCTTTGGCTTCTAAGTAACTACACTCACCCTTAGATTTACACAGGTGTAAAATTTCTCGTTTGAAAGATTCTCTGCCCAATGACGAAACATCCTTTTTCAGTTCGTCATTACTACCATAATACATTTTCCAATCGCTGGGGACTTTGAATTTCTTCTTTTTTCCCGCAACTTGTTTAGTCCTAGCAGAATGGAATAGTTTTTTTCCAACATACATCCTACCATCGACTAAATTGGTGATCAAGTAAACAAACCCTAAATGATCACCAACCATTTCATCATTAAATTCAACTTCTTTATATGTCCATTCTATTACCATTCTTGCTCAGGGTCATCGAGTTCATCTTCTTCCGAAAATTCTTCGGTGAAGTCTTCGATTTTATTACCACAGAACGGACAATATTCTGGCATTTCATCGGATGTCAATTCTGTTACATAATCCACCACATAGGTGGACTCACATTCCAGACATTCTCCTGCTACTGTTTTATGAGTCATATTTTCTCCTTATTGTTATAATGTGGTAACTTCACATGCACCACCAGCACATGCAGCCTCTGCCATGAGTGATGTGACATCTTCCATTTCTACGATCTTAGTTAGGTCGATGTTTTTGCAATGTTTCATCATATCCTCATACACTTCTTTAGTGCAGTCTTCGAATGGCGCTTGTTGGTATGTTCCACCATTGAATGGTAATACAGAGATACCTGTGTAATGTTCGCGGTTATCCCACATCCAATTACCAACATCAATCCAATCATTATCTTTCAGTGAAATTGTACATGACACATTATGGTGATTCTTTCCGGATCGATACCCAGGACGAACCCATTCTAAATTAAACTTCTTCACTCTTTCCAGCAACTGCAATGCACTTTCGGTGCGCAGAATGGCACCTTCTGGCGCTTTTTGTGGGATGGACAATACAGCTTCAAGGTGTGGCTTGAAAACGCAGTCTTCAACCAATGCTGGGATTGTTTTCTTAATGTAGTGGTATAATGCTTCATTCTTACCGACACGCATTCTCCGGATGTAGTAGTCATTGTGCCAAGCATGAATGCCAGATGCCGAACCAACCACGCAACTAGCAGTGCCCGATGGTTTGATAGTTGTTGTTCTAGCCGCAATATTAATACCGATCTTGGTTGCATACTCTTCATTGGTTCGTAGCACGACCTGGGCAGCTTCTTCAAGATCGTATTTCAATACAGCACCTGAACCAATACCAGTCATGCCAACACCTATCAATGCTTCTTCTTCCGTGGTTTCTTTCCAGATAGGACGCAGATAGTGGAAATCTGTGTATCCAGCTTGTAGAGTGCCAATTATTGCAGCATCCCGTACCCTAGAGTTTAGGTCGGCCTGGGACTCAACGTCTGAGACATTAACTTCACTGAGATTGCAGAATTGATTAGGTCTCAGGCTAATTTCGCAGTTGTGCACAAGAACACCAGATGAATTTAAAAATCTATCGTCGTCAGTGTCTGTTATGATATAAAAATTATGATTGTCTTCAACGGTTAGATCATATACATCTTCATGCTCACCCGTCCAAATTATACCAACAACGTGAACTTGATCATTCATATACACATTATTATCGCCTCTGGAAATAATACCATTGATATCATCAAATTCCATCAAGGCCGCTGATATCCTCTCGTCTGACCAACCATGCTGTAAACCGTTTGACAATATAGATGATCTACGTGTATACGACTTCAGGTGTTCTTTGTCACATTTATGAATTGGATTATCCAACCCAAATCTTTTAGTCTTTTTCTTATGGTCTTCAATACCTAAAAGTTTTAAGTTTTCTAATGAATCATCTGTACTATCATCATTGCAATGATCAATATTTTCTTTTGTTGAATCATAATCCCCATTATTAAATTCCCAAATCATTCTATATTGCCTTGCGAAGCCATTCGTAAGTGAATTTATATGTCTATATGATTTTTTTGTATTTTTATTCGAGAATGAATAAAAATTCTGAAGATGTTCACCTTCTGAGAACTCCGCAGGAATCCATCTTCCATCTTTAGTTGCAATCCTATGATCCGGTGTACATCTAAATGATGTTCCATTCGATAATATAATATCAATAACTTCCTTCGTTCCGGTCTTGAACGCAACTGCATTCTTAATCTCAGTCACCCAATGATGATTTTCTTTTGGGGATAATCTCTTTCTAGCTGAGTACACTGGAAATTTGACAGCACCACAACTTTCATCGGCTAGTTGTTTAATTGTTACACCATTTCTTCCATCTGCAGTGGCTACAACAGTATCCCCCGTGAAACAGCATGGGTTGGTAAAAACGTCTTCGTCGTTTGTCCAAAAGAATCCAGGTTCTCCCGCACCTGACCGTTCAACAATGTCCCATATGTGTTTAAACTGATCTTCTGTAACTTCTCCGCGCTTTAGAATTACGGAATTGTTAGCACGTCCTCGCTGTGGATTAAGTTCCCACCATGATCCAGATTTGCAGAATAGCATATCCATATCGTCAATATCAAACCCAACAATCATTGCGGCTCTACGAATACCACCAGCCAAGACCGAATCCGCAATATGGCAACACATATCATGCACTTCAAGTGTGGAAAGCTTACGGCCAATTGCTCCATTCAAAATGGATCGAAGATACTCAATACAAATACGCAATGGGTCAGGCCCGGGAGCTTTCCCACCGGATGTCACTAGCTTGGCTCCCTTTGGACGAATATCGCGATAATCGAATACTGGGTTTGATTTTCCTGTTGTGTATGCCTTCACTAATACTTTAACAGCATCCGCCCATCCTTCGATGGAGTCACCCACTAGAAACCTACGGGTCTTATTAGAAGGACCAACAATAATAGGAAGTTTATTTACGTGTTTTTTCTGCACTGAATACCCAACACCAGTTCCCCCCAAAAGTAAGAACATCAGTTCCGCAAACGCGAATGGATGGTCCATTGGTGCATACGCACAGTTAAATATTCTCGAATTGGATAGTTCAATTGGCGCACCAGCAAACTGCATAGAACGCATGGAAGGAAGCACCTTCTTTGCTACCACAGAACTCTTATACACATCTTTAATGTCTTTTTTGATCGATGGATACTTCTGCATGTGCATAGCCATATTACGATCACAAATTTCATCCCATGTTTCTCTACGTTGAAGTTCTGGTACAAATTTTGAATATTTGTTGAACACAACCACGTCACTCAATATCTTTTGAGATTTATCCATTTTGTTTTCCTCTTCTTATTATTATCTTACGCCAGTAGAACCCATACCACCAGCACCACGGTCAGTTTTCGAAAGTTCGTCAACTACAACTAAATTCACCTTTGGGAATGGAATAATCATAGCTTGTGCAATACGGTCACCGCGCTCAACAACAATACTACCATCGGTATCGGACGTAAGCTTAACTTTCAATTCTCCCCGGTAATCACTATCTATGACACCGACACAATTGGATAAACGTACATTATTCTTAAAACCATGCCCTGACCGCGAGAACACCAACATCACAAACCCATCTGGAATTTCAAAACTCAATCCAGTTGAAAAAACCATTGTTTGGTTCTCACTGACGAATCCCGCAGTTGTTGAATGAATGTCGAAACACCCAGCGCCATCCGTAGCATATTTTGGCAGAATAGCTTTACCATCCAATTTTTTTACTTTCAATTCAATCATTGCAGTGCCCATAGTTTAATTTTGGTTGTTGTTTGGAGACCAACTAAACGGGTCTCCAGCGGTCCATCCTTTAATACCAATGTTGGTACTGAGCGGATGGAATACTCTTTAGCCACTTCTGGCTTTTCATCAATGTCAACTACTTCGATAGGGATACCTAGCATTGCATCTTCTAAGTTTTTTGTAATCATTTTACATGGCTGGCACCAAGATGCGGTGAACCTCAAAATCTTTTTATTCATATTAACTCCTGTTTTGTAGAGGTATATATCACACGGCCATCGGTGCTTTTATAGCTTTGTGGTGATGATAGTTGACCAATTCAAAATGGTCCGGTTGAATGCAATTCTCCCAGCCAGTAATAGGCATTGTGGATGTAGTTGGGCCTGTATATTTTAGTGTTGGTAGATCATATGGAGTGCGTGAAATCTGCTCCTTCACTTGATCTAGATGGTTCATATAGATATGAGCATCCGCCAAAAAGTGAGTAAACGTACCGGCAGTATATCCACTCATATTAGCCATGACACTGAGGAATAGAGAAGCACTTGCAATGTTAAATGGGACACCTAAAAACATATCACAAGAACGCTGATACATACACAAGTGCAGTACCTTATTCTTAGAGTCAGCCAAGAATTGGTAGAGTACATGGCAAGGAGGGAGCGCCATTTGATCAAACTCGTCGGGCCTCCATGCACTTATGATCATGCGGCGGTCTGTTGGGTTTGTGTGTAACTTATTCAACACCTCTTGGACTTGATTGATTGATGGGATGTACCAATTACCAGTGGCACCATCATACTGTAGCTCACATCGCCAATCAGTCCACTGTGCACCATAAATGCGTCCCAGATCGTCGGTTCCTTTGCGATTAGGGTTGGTTAGCCATTGTGTATTCTCATTAGCATTCTGATCCCAGATATTACACCCCAACTCTCGGAATTGTGCAGCATTCTGATATCCTCGCAGGAACCCAATCAACTCACCCTTTATGGCTTTAAATGCCAATTTCTTTGTTGTTACTGCCGGGAATCCTTCTCGCAAATCGAACCGCAGCATAGCCCCTGGAATCATCAGGGTATCAATACCAGTGCGGTTTGGTTGTTGCACCCCACTATCGAGAATTGTTTGATATAGATCGAGTAATTGTTTCATAATATATTTCCTAAAGTCAAGTCCTCTTCCAAGCCACAAATTCCATTTTTGCACGGAGATTTAGATAAGTGTGCTTTTCGAGAATATCTTCCAATTCATCTGGAGCAAACCCAGCTAAAACCATATCATTAATGTCCTTCTCTTGGATCATTTCCGGCCATATGACAACATTGAAATGATTATCAATGGCATCTTCCATCAGTCTGACAATTTCCTTATTTCTTGGTTCATTGTCAAACACCAACACGATGTTGGATTTATCTAAAATATCACCAGCAACAGCCAATGAAGAACTTGCCACTGCAATAGAGTTATTAATGAACATAGAGTCGATTGGCCCCTCAAATACATAGACCTTTTTGGTTGAATCCACTCGGTTCAAATTGTAAATAATTCTTTCAGAATCGTCGGCCACTTTAATCGTTAAGTATCGAATTTTCGAATCCGTAAGAGTTCTTCCCTGAAATCCAGTAAGATTCCCTTCTTTGTCATGGAACGGAATTACTAGACGCACATCATTGGCTGGGATATTTTTATCTACATTGAATGTATCAACAAAAGATTTGTAATCATCAGTATAGTACAATTGTGAATGTAAAGATTCTGGAATCTTACGGGACGCCACATATATTTTTGCAATATGATCATCCGGTAAAGATGCGACAGTGGACAAATCCAATTTTTTATTGAAGATTGGCTTTGTTTTAACTATTTCGATGTCTGGGGTGGTGGTGTTCGCAGACCCCGAAATCTTGTAATTTTCCAAAGCGTATTGCTCGTGAAGTAACGGGTCCAATTGCTTTAGGAAGTTCGAGAACGACATGCTAGCGCCACAGTTGTGGCACATGTAGAAATAGTCGTTCTGTTTGCGGAACACATAGCCGCGACACTTAGTCTTATTTTTCTGGGAGTCGCCACAGATAGGACACCTGAAATTGAACAGGTCGTCTTTTTTCCGGGTGAATCTCTGCAATTTATTTGATGCTTGTAGGAGGAAGGTACGATCTATAAAGACGCTCATAATGTAGAATTTTTGGGGTTATTTGAAGCCAGTCAGTATTGTATCAAGTTTTACGTGAGAAAGCAACCATGAAAGCACAAATATTCCACCCGCAACCATCCATTTCCACTCAAGAAGCTTAGAAAGTGTCTCTTTTTCCTTGATGTTGTGGTCTTGAAGCTCTATGCGCAGCGATTTTATCTCACCCAACAGTGTCTTTTCGGTGGCTTGTACCTTCTCTAGTACCGTATCGATTCTAAGGTGGATTTCGCTAATATCAGCATCCGTTTCGCGGTGGTGATTGTCCATATCGTCGTATACTTTTTCCATATGGCGGTCGTGCTGATTCATTAGTTTTTCTATAACTTGGTCCATTTTTGAACATAGTTCGGTTACTGTTACAAGCTTCTGCCCCAACACAGCGACAGTGACTTTAATATCTTGTTCTACCATTATTTAACACTCTTTCTAGGGATCGGTGTCCCCTTTACTTGTTTATGGAGCTTAACGGTTTTGCACACAAGAGTGTTTTTGTTGTGTGTCGTATACGTATGACAAAACTTTTTCTGCGCGGATATAGCTGGTATACTCATACTCAGTAAAAAAGCCGCGATGATTAATACTCTTCCCATATCCTATCCTTTTGTAATGTCGGCTATCTTTTCTTGAGTTCTGCCATATGCAGTTACTCCAATCACCGCACCCATGGCAAGATGGAAAAGACCGCTGGACTGTAGCGTTATAGGACTCCATTCCCTAAAGGTAGTGGTTCCTGTGTGTGCTTCCCAAAATTGTACAATTGTATACCCTATTGGAAATATCACAAAATCAAAAAAACATACTACCATGTACATGAAGGCCATCATTGGCCTCCATTTCGATTGAATCCAGTGTTCGGATTGGTCCGATTCTGTTTCTAAATCTGGCTTAAGAGCATCTGTCATCCACTACCCAATCGTATTCTTGATAATTTGATATTTTTGTCTGCGCACATCTATACCATTATCACCACCGTTAATCTTCTTTGATATTTGATCTATATCACCCAAGTCCGCCAATTCGTTTAAATTCC